AAAAGTGAAGCGGGCGGAACATAACTATTCTGAACCGGCGTTCGTTGTTCTCGATGCCAAGTACGGAGCGCGGACGCAACTCAACGATACCTCGTGGGAAGATGAACTCGAAAAGGCGGGAATCGGGCGCATACGGTTGTCGCACTCTGAGGCGGGCGACATTGCTTTGGGGCACAAGCGGGTGAAAGAGTACCTCCAGCCGCACTACAGCGCCGTGAAGAGCAAGGAGATACCGGCGCTCCTTTTTGCCGAGGAGGGCTGTCGGGGTGAACGGGGAGTTTGGCAGGACCTGAGTAACTATCAGTGGAAAATTGGCACAGATAAACCCGCCGAAGAGTACAAGGATTTTGCCGATACGGTCAGGTATCTCTGCCTGGAGCAGCCGGTCTACCAGCCGCCAAACGAGAAGGTTGATTTGATTGCGCAGTTGCTTGCTGCAAGAAATGACACAGGCTACAACCCCCTGAGCTACGGATTACGGAGTGCCAATGCTTGAGATAAGACCAGTCAGCTACGCGGAAATCCTCGATGCGCCCAACTCGGCAGAACTGTTGGACGCCTACGCGAAAGACTGCGTCGTGCCCGACTACAACCCTCAGCGCCAGATATACGAGGCAATGGAGAACTCAGGTGCGCTTTACTGCTTCGGCGCGTATGTGAATGATGTTCTCGTAGGATTTGTCTCTGTGGTTGCAGGCGTTATGCCGCACAATGGGAAGCGCACGGCGACGATTGAAAGCCTATTCGTTTTGCCGTCTCACAGAGCAACTGGAGCGGCGAGCGAATTGATGACGACCGTCGAAAAGGTATCGGCGGTTACAGGGTGCGTGGCGCTTGTGTACACGGCCAGGGTGGGCAGTCCTTTGGAGGTGGTTCTATCGCGCCGCCCCGGTTGCAAGTCCAGCCACACCATGTTTACGAGGTGGCTATGAGCACATTGACGGCACCTTTACCGATGATCCCCGCTTCTCCGGCCGTTCTCGCGCAACTGGACGAGATAAACAAAATCATTCTATCCTGTCCACAGATCGAACTCTCGACAGAGCATCTCTTCCACGGTGGAATGTACGCGAGAACCATCCGTCTCCAACCGGAAACAAAGATGATGGGTTCGCTTATCAAGTTGGCAACCGTGCTTATCGTTCATGGAGACTGCTCAATGCTGATCGGCGACCAGAGGGTTGAACTCAAGGGCTACAACGTCATACCCGGATGCGCTGGGCGTAAACAGTTCTTTTGGACTCATGGGCCTGTCGAGATGACGATGATTTACCCGACGGCTTTTTCTACAGTAGAAGAAGCCGAGGATGAGGTATTCGCCGAAGCTGACCAGTTGATGTCGCGCCGCGATGGGAGCGGTGATACGATAGTGGTTACGGGAGAATGAGATGGCCGGAAGCATTTCAGGAACGACAGCGATGATTGTAGCTGCAAGCGTTTCGGCGGCGGCTACAGCCAGTGAAATGATCTACTCAGCGGTCAGCAAGCCTTCCACACCCAAAGCGGCAACCCAATCACAGACCAATGAGCAAACGGCACAGGCGGCTCAGGCTTCGGCTCTGGCTCAAGCTCAGGCATTGACACAGCGCCGGGGCATGGCAAGCACGATGTTGCAAAGCCCGATGACAAGCGGTAATGCTACAGTAGGGAAAGCGACATTGGGGGCATAATGGCTTCTGTCGGTCTAGCCTCGCCTTATATGGACTCCGGGGGATATGCACCCTCCCGGCTCAACGACCGCTCCGCCGACGAACGAGCCAAAGATGCACAGAAATATCTACAAGTCCTTGCACAAGAAAGACTTCCGTGGGAATGGATGGTGGACAACATCATCGCTTATGTGGCCCACGGCAGGCGGGGCGTGCAAGACAAGGATTTGTGGCCAGGTCAACCTACCGGTCTTGAGATTTTCGCCGACTCCGCCATGCTTGCCCACAACACTCTGGTCAAGGGAATGGTGGGGTATCTCTGTTCTCGCAATCAACCTTGGTTTGGGCTGGAACTTCCAGGCAAACTGAACTTTTCGCGCACAAGCCGGATGAGAGCATGGACTGGAAAGCGAACTGATTCCTATCCGGAAGTCCATCGGTGGATTCAGAACTGCCAAGATGTGATGTATTCAGCGTTCAACCGCAGTAATTTCTACGACGTGGTGCCGGAATTCATCGGCGACGGGTCTGCTCCAGGCACAGCCCACTTTCTGATCGAAGAGGATGTTTCTACGGCAACTATCATCTTTACCGTTCCCCATTTCCGGGAGTGCTTCATCGCAGAAAACCGATTTGGTCAGGTTGACACAAACTATCGTGTCTACAAAATGACGCTTCGGCAGTTCGTTCAACAGTTCGGCATGGACGAAATGAAGAAGGCAGACCCAAACTTCGAGCATGACTACGAAAGCAATATGCACGAGCAGCGCGAAGTTCTCCATGCGGTCTATCCCCGAAAAGATTATGATCCAAGGCGCATCGACGCGAAGGGGAAGAAGTGGGCCTCCGATTGGGTGTATCGAAAGGGAGGCAAGATTCTCGGCGCGGACGGGGATCAGGGGTTGAAGATGCTGTCCGAGGGCGGCTACGACTCTATACCGATTCTGAGTTGGAGGTGGAGGAAGAATTCAGACGAAACCTACGGCCGCTCACCGGCGCACGACGCTTGGGTCGCTATAGCTTTGGACAATCAGATGGGGAGAACCAATCTGATTACTGCCCAGAAAGCGGCAGAGCCTGCGATAGTGGCGTATGAGGATCAGCGCGGAAAGATTCAGCGTGGCCCGAACGGCCTCACATTCATCCCCACCAACCGTGGCGACATTCGCCAGATCATGCCTCAGCCTTTGACGAACGGCGTTCAAAACCTTCCCTTCAATACGGAGTATCAGAGCAAAGTCGCGCAGATCATCAACCAACACTTCCACACGGATGTGTTCACGCTTCTTACACAGTTGGCGCAGGGCGGCGCTACAGAGCGCATGGTGACGGCGCAGATCAATGAGTTGATGACAGAGAAGGCGGCGCTGCTCGGAACCATCGTCGGCAACCTGCAATCGGAAGGCTTCAACCCCATGATTGCCAGGGTGTACGACATTGAGGCGCGGGCGGGCCGCATACCGGAACCTCCGCAAATTCTACAAGATTCCGAGCATGAGCCAATCAAGGTTCAATACCTGGGCCTCTTGTCTCAGGCACAGACCAGGGTAACGAAGGTCCGGGCGATTCAATCCGGCGTGGCGCTGGTTACGTCGATCACCCAGTTCGACCCTCTCGCCATGCACGCTCTCGACACAGACGAGATGGTGCGAGAGGCGTGGGACGCGGTAGGAGGTCCAGCTACGTGTCTACGTGATCCGAAAGCCATTGCAGAGATACGACAGATGGCCCAGAAACAGCAAGAAAAGCAGCAGCAGATTGAGAACGCACCTAAGATTGCCAAGGCGGCGGCACTGGCTGGCAAGGCAGCAGAGCCGGACAGCCCACTCAAAACTATGATGGGTGCCGGGAAGGAGCCGGGAGAATGATGGACGAAGCGAAAGCAACAGAGATTTTGAAGGATTGTATCGGAGCAGGATGCCCGCCCAAAAATAATCAACTGCATTCTCTTGGATGGTATTTAGCTTGGGACCCTGGTGATAAAGAGGCAACGCTTGACGGAATTTTTTCGGCAGAAGAACTTGAGGCAATCGCCTGGTGGATGAGGAATAAGGAATGATCGAATATGCTCCGGAAGAAGACGCCAGACAGTTTGCCGATGAGAAGATGCGTCAGTATTACCGGAGCGTGTTTAGCTCGGCTGAGGGCCGGAAAGTGCTTGGTGATATACTCGTTTCAAATCACTTCGGCGTTCCTTTGAACAACGAAGTGGAGCGGATTGAGTACAATGTGGGTATTGCAATTGCCCGTATGAGTGGTATGATGAGCGAAGTTGATGCTCTATTGATGATTGGAGAAAATTGAGATGTCGAATCCAAGTCCAACGTATCAAGGTGTGAACTGGCCGGGAGCGGATGCACTACGCATTCCTACGGAGCGCGGCGGGTTTGTCGCCAAACCTACTCAGACGCAGGCGAGTCTTGAGACATATGGCGAGCTTGACCTTGGAACCGTAGCAGCCAGCACCATCACTCTCAATGCGCAGCAGGCCGGCGCGTCCCTCATCACCATCACCCCGACCGGGGCTGTGACGATCGTTCTCCCCACCTGCCAGCCGGGGCATCACTTCTTTCTCTGGAATCTGGCGACGGCGACCTATAGCGTCACCGTACAGATCGCAGGAAACGCAACCAATACCGCAGTCGTTCCATTCCTGGCCGCAACCGGCAGTATGTCTGAAATCGTGCATACCGGGAACAACGGCGGTGTGATGCTCAGGAACGGATAGAGTTTGGTTTCTCACAATTCGGGTTCTGGGGAAAGTCGGCCAACCTACCTCGGACGCAAGCAATACCAGACGAAGCAGATGAGTGCTCATCCACTCCTGCTTCGTCTTTTTATTGGCCCGTACTTTTTTGAAGGAGCAGTAAATGCCAGATGAAGTTGTCGTAAATCAACCCGTAGCGGGAAGTGAAACGACCGGAAACACGGGCAACCAGCAGACGCAGACGCCGGGATGGTTGGCGGGTTTGCCTAGCGACCTCAGAGACAATGAGGCTTTCAAGCCGTATCGCACGGTGGGAGACTTTGCAAAGGCCCATCTCGAAACAGCGAACAAAGCCAAAGAGTACGAGGGGAAGTTGGCGAACTCGATCCCCAAACTGGGCGAGAATGCGACGCCGGAAGAGCGCGATAAATTCTATACCTCACTCGGACGGCCCGATAAGCCGGAAGGTTATGAGCTGGACCCTGAAAAGAAGAATGCACCTGAGTGGAACAAGTATTGGGAGGACACCTTGTTTTCTGAGGGGATTCCCAAGAAAACCGCTCAAGCTCTTCAATCTAAATTGAATGCTCAGTTGACCTCAATGGTGGAAGCGCATAACGCCAAGATTCTCGCAGAGAATACCAAGGCGGCTGAAACCCTGAAAACCGAGTTGGGCGACAAATATGATGCGAGTGTAGTGCTCGTGTCGCGGCTATGGAAGCAATGGGGAAAAACAGAAGTCGAATTCGACAAAGCGTTTGCAACTGAAAGCAGCGCCAACCGAACCACGATGATGCGATTCCTGTTGAACGTGGCCGCAAAAACCGGAGAGGATTCATCTTTGCGCGGGACAGGGCAGAGGGCGGAAGCGCCTAAAGCCGGGTACGATTTGAGTAAATTCAATCTTCCGCCAGCAAGGATTTAGGTCTCTCTAAAGGGAGATTATCGCCATGGCAGATGCCTCGCAACTCGGTTACACCACGATGACGGACGTAATCAACAGCTACTCGTCTTCGGATGCGCGTGCAATGTTTGTCCAGCCCGCAAAGGTGCTTGCTCGCGCTTGCCCTTTGCTTGAGTTCTTGCCTTTCGTCCCGGCCAACAATATGCTCTTCAACGTCGCACGGCGCACCGACTACCTGGACGTTCCTGCAACGCGCCGGTTCAATGAAGCGGCAGTGATTACGAACTCCAAGAACACCAACATCACCGACGATATTGCCATGTGGGAAAATTGGGACGTTCAAGACGCGGCATTTGCCGATCTTCAACCCGACCCCTCGGCGTATATGTCGGACCAGATCAGCAACAAGATCGAGGGCTTCAAGCAGAAAATCGAATCCGTATTGTTTTACGGAAACCCGGCTACCGATCTTGGCGGAATAAGGGGTCTGGCAACACGAATCAACAACCTTGAATCGGTTCCCAACGGAGACGGAAGCTGGCCAGCGAATGCTTACAACGGCGGGCTGACCTCCGGCAACGCTACAAGCATCTGGGCTCTCGAACTCGGAAAAGACAAGGTGCAGGCAATCTACCCCGCAGGTACTCCCGCAGGTCTGGAAATCAACACTATCGGCAAAGTTCCGTGGACAATGGCCACCGCCTTGAGCGGAGTTCTCGGCCAATCCAGGGCGTTGATGGCGTATGTTACTCAGTGCAAGTGGAGCTTGGGAATCCAGATCGTTGACGAACGCTGCGCTCAACGCGTTGCCAACGTGAACCCGATTCCATTGCAGGCGGGTGGCTTCGATGAGAACCTGCTCATTCAGGCCCTGGGCAATCTTCCTGGTGCGGGTAATGCTCCCGGCACGGTGATTCTGTGCAGTCGCACCATTCTGAACGAGATGAACATCCGAGCGGTCTCGCAGAAGACCAACGCCTACTACACGCAAAACGCGGAGACCGGCGACATCTGGGGATCGCGTCGCATTACGCGCTTCCAAGGAATTCAGGTCGTTATGGCCGAAAAGATTTCCAACTCGGAAACCATCATCAGCTAGCCGATGTCTCTATAAGGAGATCACCATGCTTTTAGACGCAATGCAGATGTTTCACGGCTCTGGAACGTCGGCTTTTGGGCCGATCACTTCCACCGCCAAATCGTTTACCGGCTCGATTGCTACGACCGGAGTATTGACCATCACGGCTGGCGCTGCCGGGTCTGAGCTTCTTGTAGGGGACTCTCTTACGGGAGCTAACATCTCTACAGCCAACGGCCCTACCATCGTGACGGGTATTACCGCCATCACCGCCGCAAACGGAGTTGGCACCTACACCGTCAGCAACCCGCAACTGTCAGCCAGCGCAACCATTCTCGCAACCCCTGCGCTCCTGGGAGACTTGCTGGTCGTCGGGGCAACCTCACAGCAGAGCAACCTGGAGATTGACTTTGGAGCGCCGAACCCTGGCACATCCAACCCCTTGATCTCCGCATTCCCGTCTTTGACCGAGAAGGGATACTCCTATCCTCCTGAAGTTGTGGGCGATGGCGGAATCCCGTTCGGCGTTCACATCGTCGTTTCCGGTCCGGTTTACGGGAACTCGCTCACCAGCATTGCTTTCAATGTGGAGAGCGGGTCAACCACCAATGCAACCAACATCATTGCCACCCGGTCTTTGACCATCGCGCAGTTGCAAGTCCAGGGGGCGCACTACTGGATTCCGGTTGCAGGAAACTCGGTTCTTGAGTTCCTTCGCTGGAATGCGGTCAACACACCGGCCAACAACGGATATGTTGGCTCCATCTATTCATGGTGGGGACCGAAGTGTGGAGGGGAGCAATAATGCTTGTTCATGCTAAGTGCCTTGCGTTTGCCTGGGATAGTCAGGCCAGCAAAGCGTACAATCCCGATGCTGGGCCGTTGCCTGACGGCCTCTATGAGATCGACACAGATAGCCAACTGGCTACCTTGACGACACTTAGAGGCGAATGGCTTTTCCAGTATCCCGGTCACGAGGGAAAGGTTCCAAAACCGGAAGACGAGCCTGTTGTGTCTGTGGCAACGGCAACCATCAAGGAAGTTGTCGAGGCCAAGCCGGTCAAGACTGACAAGCGCAAGGTGCCGATGACTCCTGAACGCAAGGCTCAACTCGCGGCAGCACTCGCAAAGGGACGCGCTGCAAAAAAGGCGCGAATAGCCGAAATGGCAGCGGCTTAGAACGGTTCACCATTCACCGAGGGGCGCGGCTTCAACGGCCTCGTCCCTCTTTTTCTTTAAGGGGGAGCCTTGAACTATTCGCCGGCCGCCATAGCCAATATGAGTTTGCAGCGCATTGGCGCGAGAGGAACCATAGGATCTCTGACTGAACAAACTCCCAATGCTATCAAGGTAAATGTCGTTTGGGACATGATTCTGCAGGAGGTATTGAGCGAGCGCGAATGGAAGTTCGCCAAGACTCGCGTCGCTTTGCAGCAGAACGCACAAGCTCCAGCGGGCGGGTACAGATACGCCTATCCTCTGCCCGCGGATTACCTGAGGCTGGTTCGCCCCAGGGAGATACCGGAGGAGCGCCGCATTGCCGATGCGGCCGAGTGGGGTTGGGGCGGCGAGGGGTACGGCTGGTTCCGCCACCGCGATATTCCTGTACATCCGCATGAGGCTTGCCCGTACGTCATCGAAGCGGTTCTGAACGCCGATGGGGTTTCGTACACCAACAATCTCTTGACCAACTATCCGCACTGCGATACTTACACAAACGTCCGACCCATCATCATCAACTACATCCGGCTCATCACAGACTTTACGCAGTTGCTTCCCGGCTTCGTGAACTGCCTTGCGTATCGGCTTGCTGGAGAACTGGCGCTGGCAATCACAGAGGATGAGAGCAAAGCCAAGAGCATGATGCAGATGTACTTCACCACGCTCAACTCAGCGGCGGCCCAGCAGGAGTGTGACTACCTTCAGGATGAGGCCGGTTCGCAGTCATGGGTGCAAGCGGGGCGCTGTTTCGGGAGGCGCTACTGATGCCGAACGTCCTCATAAATTCTTTCAACACGGGCGAGATCAGCGGTTTATGTGAAAGCCGCTCGGACTTGGCTAAATTTTCCTCCGCTTGTCGTACTTTGGAGAACGCGGTTCCTCTGGTTGAGGGCGGCGCGAAGAAGATGCCGGGGACGTACTTCGCCGGGGCATCCGCTCGTGGCGG